TCAGGTTCAACATGGACTGTTACTGCTGGTGACCCATCGTCACTTATTAGCGCATTGTATGACGCAGCACGCGAAATTGCAGAGGACAGTAACTATTTTCCAACACACTTGTGCGTATCGCCAGACGTATGGGAAAAGTTAGGTGCACAATTAGACAGCAACAAGCGACCAGTTTTGGGTTATGTCACCGATGGCATTATGGGCCAAAACTCAATTGGCAAGGTTGGCGGCATGGGCTACAACAACATGAACGTAATGGGCTTGCAACTTGTTGTAGATAACAACTTTGCATCTGGCACAATGCTTGTTGTTTACGCACCAGCCTTTGAGATTTACGAAGCACAGCAAGGCGTTTTGTCTTTGGTCAATCCATCGACATTAACCCGCACGTTCTCTTACTACGGATACTTTGCAACATTTGTTGCTAAGTCATTTATGGTCCAGGGAATTGTAGTCGCCTAATTAGAAAGGCGGAGCAGCTGTGGCTGTATACGGAACACAAAGCAAACAACTGCTAGACAACTACGCAGTTATACAAACGCTGACACCGACAGAAATAGTTGTGGGCCAGCAAATAACTGTTAGCAGTTTGGGCGCACCGTTTAATGGCACGTTTACCGTGCTTGACATTCCGTTGTATGAGTACATTGGCGTTGACGGGCAGTCAGGCGCGCTCATGTTTAACGCAAACGTGCCTAGAGAAAACCAAGTGTTATTTGCTTGCACAGGTGCAAACGTCGAGTACACAGTCATATATACCGGCACCGTCACCTACACCCAAAGCTGCACCTGGGTAACAATCGCCCAGCTAGAAACCTATTTGGGCATAGACATGGCTGACCCATCAGACGATTACACGTTGCTTACGCAGGCCCGCAACGCCGGCAACGATTTTGCGTATCGTCGCAGGCAAGAGTCAGGCTATGCAGACAGTTTGACTACTTCACCTGGGCACGACGTCACGCTGGGCACGCTCATGTACGCCGCGGCCTTGTGGCGTAGTCGAGGAAGCACTCAAGACACGTTTGCAACCTTTGACAGTATGGGGCAAAATAACGTTTCTGCAATGACGCCAGTCATTAAGCAACTGCTAGGCATTGACCGCCCGCAGGTTGCCTAATGGCTTATACAGACCTTTTTAATGAGGCAATAGACGACGTAACAGCAACATTGACAGCTGTTACAGGCTTGCGCGTAGTAAATGACGCAACCAAAATTGTGCCTAATTGTGTGTTTATTGACGCGCCTAGTTTTGAGACCATTGCCGGCAAAGGCAACATTGTGCGTATGACGTTTCAAGTCAAAGTCATCGGGACAGGGCCAGCAGGCCTGCCAGTACTACAGAAACTGTTGAGCATTGCCGCACAAGTGCTGGCAAGCCCAATAATCGTAATGTCTGGCCAGCCAGGGGCAGTCGAGATGGGCGGGGCAACGTACCCTTGCTACAACTTGCAAATGGCTTTACAAGCACAGACAGCATAAAAGTGTTACTCTTTCCACATAGCGCAGTGTTCTTTTAGGAGACAAAATGGCAACGACAACGTATCTCACAAACCCAACAGTCAACTTGGCGCCCACCACTGGCGGCACCCTTGTAGACCTGACCGACCAATGCAACAGCGCCACAATTACGCTTGGTTACGACAGTTTAGAATCAACAGCGTTTGGCGACACTGGGCATCGTTTTGTGCCTGGCTTGCAAACCGTTGCAGTAGACCTAGAACTTTATCTTAGTTATGGCGCTGGCGAAGTCGAGGCAACCCTTTACGCAAACTTGGGTACCGGCACAACTACTTTGCAAATTAGCCCAGCTGGATTAACTGAGGGCCCCAGCAACCCTGAGTACACAATTATTAACATGCAGCTTGTCAACTTCACGCCCATTAGCGGCGCTGTAGGAGAACTAAGCATGGTTACCGCCTCATTTGTCGGCGGAACTTTTGCACGCGATATCACCCCATAACTAACCCGACGCAAGGCGGCAGACATGCAAATAGTATTAAAAGTAGACACAGGCGACGGCCCAAACATTGTCACAACAAACCTTTGGTGCGCTGTGCAATGGGAACGCAAATATAAACGCAAAATGTCAGACTTAGCACAAGGCATCGGCGCAGAAGACTTGGCATATCTAGCTTGGGAAGCAAGCAAACTACACGGCCTTATTGTGCCAGTTGTCTTTGACGATTTTATTAAAAAACTTGTTGCAATGCCTGAAGTCATTGAGCAGGAAGACGTAAACCCTACACAGGCGGCCACAGACTAGCCCTTTGTCATTTACTGATGGAGACAGGATTTTGGCCGCCAAACATAGAGTTTTTAACGTCTGACCTAAACACTTGCATTAGTATTATGAACAAAGCAAGGCGCAAAGCATGACAGCAACAGTTGATACACAACTTGTAGGCATTCGAGAGGCTGTGGCCGCGCTTAACAAAATTGAGCCTGGGCTACGTAAACAATTTGCAGCAGAATTAAACCAGATAGCCCAGCCAGCAATACAAGCTACACAGCGACGATATGCGTCTCTAGGCGTGCCTTTGTCTGGCATGTCTCAGCCGTGGTCAAACAATGGACGCAAACTGTTCCCATACGACCCTACAAAGGCGTCTAAAGGCGTCAAAGTCAAATTGGACACAAGGCGCAACAACAACGGCGTCATAGTCATACAGCAGACCGACGCGGCCACCGGCATATTTGAGACAGCAGGCCGACGCACAAGTAACAACTTTGCAACTAATTTGGGCAACACGCCAGCGCAAGGCCGCACCCGCATTTTTGGGCCAGCCGTTTATAGCCAGATACGCGCTATTACTAATGAGATAGAGCGCGCAGCGTTGCGCGTCATTAACCGCGTCAATAGGGATTTGCAATGATTTCAATACCCATTATTAGCGACTTCAACGACAAGGGCATTAAAAGCGCTATCCGCGAATTTAAGCAGCTGGAGACCGTCGGACAAAAAGCCCAATTTGCCATTAAAAAGGCTGCTGTACCCGCCGCAGCAGCACTGGGCGCTGTGACTGCCATTATTGGCGACAGCGTAAAAGCAGCTGTAAAAGACGAGGCAGCACAAGCCAGCCTTGCTCGACAAATTAAAGCAAGCTCTGGGGCAACAAATGCACAGGTTGCGTCCGTTGAAAAATACATTTCTAGCCTGGGCAAAAGCGCGGCCATTAGCGACGATGAGGCTAGGCCGGCGTTTCAAAAGTTAATTGTTGCGACTAAAGACGTCACAAAAGCCACAGACTTAATGAATCTTGCAACCGATGTTGCAGCGGCAACTGGGCGCCCATTAGTCGACGTAACTGACGCTCTGGCCAAAGCCTACGCAGGCAACATGAAAGGCTTAAATAGTCTTAGCCCAGAAATTAAAGCCATGATTAAAGACGGCGCTGACCTTGCTGAAGTGCAGGCTGTTTTAACAGCAAATTTTGGTGGTGCAGGTGAAGCGGCAGCAAACACAGCTGCGGGCGGCATGAAAAAATTAAGCATTTCTTTTAACGAGACCAAAGAAGCAGTAGGCGCAGCCTTTTTGCCTATTATGTTAAAACTGCAACCAGTTTTAGAAAAGTTTGCTGAGTGGGCTGAAAGAAACCCAGAGTTACTAGCAGCAGTAGCTGCCGGCATGGGCATTTTGGCTGCCTCAATTCTTGCTGTTAATGCCGTTATGTTGCTTAACCCTGCTGTCGCAATTACAGCAGGCGTTATTGCTTTAGGTGCTGCAATCGTTGTTGCATACAAAAAATATGAGGATTTTGCAGTAGTTGTACGCAAAGTTGTTAACGCTGTTGCCGCCTATTTTGAGTTCATGATTAACGCTTGGATTAAGGCCGTTAACATTATTATCTACGGCATAAACCTGTTAAAGCCTGGCAAAGACATAAAAATGTTGCAAGAAATTTCTATAGCCCGTATGTCTGAGCCAGTAGCGCCAAATGACCCTGGCACAAACGGCAGCGCAAACATTGCTGAAAGAAACAACAACATTGCAATCAACGTTTATGGCGGCGACCCAAACCAAGTTGTCGAGGCCTTGCGCTCATACATGCGCCAAAACGGCAGCGTGCCAATCAAGGTTAGCAATATCTTCTAATGGCAATAGTCCAGTACCAGGTCGAGGTAGGCGCGACTTACGCAACGCTGACAACTGTTGTTAGCAACGTGCAAAACGTGTCTTTGACCTATGGCAGGCAAAAGCCTTTGGACGCATACAGCGCCAACACAGCCAACGTTGTTTTGCGCTACCCGACTGGCTACGCAACCCCAAACGCGCTTTTTGTTACAGGCACCTGGCTGCGCATATCTGTAAGGCTTGGCACGTCTGGCACATTTCGCCAGCTCTTTGTAGGGCGCATAACTGACGCAATGGTGCAGTACGGCATACCGTATGCCGGCGGCGTCGGCAACGCAGACTTCGTAACACTTACCTGTGAGGGCAACTTCGCAGCGTTTGGTCGAGTGCAAGGCAACAGTTACGCAATGACCGCCAGCACGTTAAGCGGGCAGGCAGGCCAATGCGCAACCCAAACAGGCTTAAATGTCAGCACTAACAGTACGTTTGGCGGTACACAGGCTTTTCCAGCCACAACTATTAGCAGCACCTGGGGCGACTGGGTAAACAGAGCTGTGCTTACAATGAACGGCAAGCTCATTGACATTAGCGACGGCATTTTCATGGTCAATGCCTATTACAAAATTGCTGGTTTTTACGGCAATTTCAGTGACACAACAAATGACGCCAGCAACCACATTTTTGAGCAAATATCGTTTAGCAGCTTGGCAGACAGTTTTTATACACAGGTAACTGTTGACCCAGAATCTTTTGGCGAAGCCACAGTTTCGACAGGCTCAGCACCTTTTCGCACGTATCTAGTCAACACGTTAAACAACTCAACTAGCCAGGCCACAGATTTTGCTAACTACCTGCTATCTACTTACAAGACAGCAACACAACGCATTCTGAGCGTGACTTGCGACTTAAACGCTCAAAATGGGGATATACCGTCATACAGCATGGGCGAAATTGGTTCAACTGTGACAGTGACGTTTCGAGGCACCGTGTTTAACTGTGTGCTAGAGGGCGCAACTTTTAGCGGCAACCCGACACAGTCCAGCGCCACGTTCTATTTAAGCGCGCAAGACTTAAACAACTATCTAATACTTAACGATGCCGTTTATGGCAAACTTGACTCAAACAAACTGGGGTATTAAATGGCTATAAAGACATTCACTACTGGCGAGGTTTTGACCTCAGCCGACACAAACACGTATCTAGCAAACAGCGGCCTTGTTTACATTGGCGCATATACAGCCACAGCTGCAACATTGTTCATTGACGGTTGTTTTACTTCAACGTATAGCAACTATTTTATAACTTTTCAAAGCACATCAGTCACAACTACAGGTTCTTTTCAATTCAAATTACGAGCAAGCGGCACCGCAAACTCGGCTAACTATTACTACGGTGGTTTGCAATATTACACAACTATCGGTGCAACAACACAACAAGGAAGCAACGATGCTGCCATGATTTTTAGTGCTGCTTCTGGTAGTGCTATGACTTATAGCACCATTCAAGTTTCAATGCCCGCAGTTGCTCAACCAACATCAATTATCATTGATTCTTCTTCCTATTTTTCTAACTACGCAGGCGCTTCAATTCGTGGCTATCACGGCCTGAGTACTGCTTACGACGGCTTTGAACTAACAATGAATACAGGCGCGACCATCGCAGGAACTTTACGCATCTACGGCATAAGGCAGGCATAAATGACACGACCAATTATCTCAGGTATTAACGCAGAGACAGGCGAAATAGTCGAGCGTGAACTTAACGACGATGAATACGCGCAAAATCTTGCCGACATTGAAGCAAGTAAAGGAATGTTCCCAGATGATTTGGCGGGTTAGTTTTGTGGCGCTTTTGCTGGCGTCAATACTTACAGCATGCGGAGACCGCACGCGCGGCGTCTGCCAAGAAGTACGCACTAAAAACAATGCTCTAGGTTTTGTTACGTCAGACACTGCAGCTGTAAGGCATGGCTCAAAATGCCAATGATGCGCCCACGGTTAAGTAATGAGGAAATTAAAGCAAGGCTCATTTTTATTGTCGGACTTGCATTATGTAGCGCGTTTGTCGGCTGCATTTTTGTCTTGTTGTACGGCCTGCTTTTTGTGGTGCAAGACCCAAAAAATATGGCGCCTAATGACGCGGCGGCTTGGGACATTCTTAAACCAATGGTTTTATTTGTATCTGGTGCGCTCAGTTCTTTACTTGCAAGCAATGGTTTGCGCGACAAACCAAAAGAAAAAGACAAACCCGAATGATTTACACAGGCACAACAGATGGTGCAGCTGCTGGCAAACGTGCCGGCACAGAAAAGTTTGTGGACATCATCAAGAAAAAAGGCTTTACCAATTTAGGCACCTGGGCCGTCAGAAACATGCGCGGCTCAGACCGTCTATCTGTGCACGCGACAGGTCGAGCAGCCGACATTGGGTACAAAGACAAAGCGACAGCCGCATTGTGGGCAAACTGGCTAGTAGCAAACTACGAAACATTGGGCATTGAAGAAGTGCACGATTATGCCGGCACAACAAAAAAAGGTTGCGAGAAATGGGGCCGGGGCTGGCGCTGTAATCGTGACGGCAAACCAGGCTGGAAAGACTGGACAGAAACCGCAAACGGCGGTACACCAGGCGGCCTATGGCTACATGTAGAACTGACGCCAGAAATGGCAGACAACCCATCTTTGCTTGTTGAACGCTGGAAAACCCTTACAAAACCTGCATAGCGTCTAAACCAGCCTGCCCTTTGCTAGGGTTTCTCTACCGGCAGAAAGAGGCTTACATGAATGGTTACCGTTATTAGGCGTTTTGCGCTGGCGCTTCTTGTCGTCACGCTCACAACTACAGCAGGGCAAGCGCAAGCCGCGCCAGCTGTGAACACTTGCCCGCAATACCATGCGGCGTTGCGTAAGGCTGGCTTGCCTATAGAGCCTTTTAGCAAGATTATGTATCGAGAGTCTCGCTGTGTGCCTGGCGCTATCGGCTGGAACTACCAGCCTGGCATGTCGTACAAAGACTGCAAACGGCAAGTTGCGACGCTCTACAAGCGCTGCAAGGCTGTTAGAACGTACGACAGCGGGCTGTTACAGATAAACAGCACATGGGTTTCTGTGACCGCGGAAGTGTGCAAAAGTCATTATGGAGATATGACAGTTTTGTTACGCCCAGCGTGCAATTTGGCTGTGGCGGCGCACCTTTACAAGACTTCTGGCATCGGCAACTGGCGGGCCACAAGCCAGGCAAGGTAACCATGCAACACCTGTTAGGTTAAATATGTTATGTTGAGACCAAGACCTACGGCAGGAGGAAACATGGAACAGAAAACACTATTTGACGCTATGGCTGAGCGCGACTCAGCATTAGAACAAATTGCAGGCAACACAGACTTGAATTGGCTACGTGCAGCAAACATGGCTGTTGAATGGCTAGCAAAGTCAGCTGTAAATGGCTTTACGTCAGACGACGTTTGGGCACAGCTAGAAACGTACGGCATGACCGGACAAGTACACGACAACAGAGCTTTAGGGCCTGTCATGTCGCGTTGTGCGCGTAACAATTTAATCATGGACACAGGGCAATATCGCCCTAGTAAGCGCAGGCATTGCGCACCTATCAAAGTATGGCGGGGCATCTGATGGCATTTAATCTTGACAATTACGAACCAGTTGCAAGTCGTTTAGAGCGCTGGATTTTGCACGTTTACGAAACAGAGTTTGTGCCGCGCGTAATTACAACATTGCACGCTTACGAGCCTGGCGCATGGTGCGTATTTAAGGCTGAGCTGTACGAGGGCGAACGACTTATGGCAACGGGCTGGGCAGAAGAACACCACACAGAAAAAGGCGTAAATGCAACAAGCCACATGGAAAACTGCGAAACATCTGCAATAGGTCGAGCATTAGCAAACTGTGGCTATGCAGGCTCTGACCCATCAAAACGCCCTAGTCGTGAAGAAATGCAAAAGGTTGTGCGCTATGAGGGCGACATGAAAATTACCGAGCGAGCCGACGCACCTACCGAAAAGCAAGTGTGGAAATACAAAAGCGAACTTAAAAAGGTGGGTAAATTGCCGCCGTCTAACCTTGCAAGCATGACTAAGTATGAAATATCTAAGGCTATAGACGGCCTGGTTAACGGCGATGCAACGCCAGAGCCACAAGACATACCGGAAGACCCATTCTGATGCAGCTTTTAGGCAAACTTATTGCGTCGGCCATATTGGTGGGCATTATCACGTTAGTTATTGAAGCAATCCTTTATGAGCGCGAAGTAGCGGCAGCAATACGAAAAGACAAGCCATTTTATGAGTGACCAAGACCAAATTTGGAATGCGTTTATTAGTGCAATGCCGGCACAAGACAAGGCTCGACACGACTTAGAGAACTTCCAGGCAAAGTTGCTGAAAAATGCTTTACGTGAACTGGAAGAACAAAACCTAACGATTTTGGAACTGCGCGCCCAAATAGTGCTGTTAGAAGAAATGCTACAGGGCTACAGCAGCTTACTATTTGACGTCACAGCAGACCGTGACCGTTTCCGCGATGACTGGAAAGCAATGACTAAAGAGTTGTCAAGGTGGCGGCCATATGCCACCGATTAGTGAAGCAATGTTCCTCATGAAAATTAAGGCTGTGGCAAACATGTACGGCTGGACTCTGCATCACCAACAGCCCACTATGACAGCCGCTGGCCGATGGATTACAGCAGGCAGTGCAGGGTTCCCAGACCTATTGCTTGTGCACCCCAGGCGCGGCCTGATATTTGCCGAACTCAAGACAGACAAAGGGCGCGCAACTGAAGCCCAGCTGTTGTGGCTCGACACGTTAAAAAACTATGCAGAAACCTATTTGTGGCGCCCAAAAGATTTTGACGCCATAGTGCGCCGGCTACAAAATGATTAGATACACAATCAACGTGACGCAAGACAAAGATTATGCGTGTGTTGAGGCCCTGTATCGCGGCGCGTCATACCCGACTAGAACAACACTGGCCTTGTACGGCCCTGTGCTAGACAATGTTATTACTGGCTTGCTGGGAAGCACCCACAGAATAGAAGTGCTATCGCGTCGCACAGTGTTTGACGTTGTAGCGCATGAATACCGTTTGACAACTAAATAAAACTCATGAGGCCGCGTACGGGGTTGCACTGTGCCGGCATAAAACACGGGAACGTGGGTAGTTCACTATGCACTGAAACGGGCAATGCGAAACGTTCAGTGTGGCAGTGAGGCAATGATTACAAGATATAGGTAGTCGGGGTGAGGCAACCCGACGGGGGGCTTGTGCGAGCTCTAGAAGCACTGGAACTTAACCTTTGGAACGCATAACATATAAACACAGGAGACACGGACAATGACACACAACACAAGCACAGTCATTAGAGGGCAAGCCCGTAAGGGCGCGGCAGTGGTCTTGTTCTAATGCCAACCAGTCGAAGCCTGCCACCAAAACTGCGCGCACAAATTCTAGTGCCTGGCGCCCTATGCCATTGGTGCGGCGCAACAGCAACAGAGTGCGACCACCTTATAGAGCACGACAGAGGCGGCGAAG